GAAACATCTCTGATATTGCTCTCGCTTGGAATTGAGTTGCAGCTTCCGCCATTAAAGGATTATGAACTCCAGAAGCACCAGGGAATGGATCATCTCTTTCTTCCGAAATAACACCTAACATTTTTAGTCCTTTTGAATATTGATCTTCCCAATCTTTTCGAGAGGACTTATCGTTTTCAAATTTATTTAAAAGGTCAGATGAAATTTCAGCTAGTTTATCTTTATCTAAATCTTCAGCTAAGTTTGCATAATGATCTGTTTCATAAGGATTAACAAACTCTTCCTCTTCTTCATCACCTTCAGAAATGTCTACGTTAATAGAACCGTCTGATTCTATTTCTAGTACATCTTCTAATTTGTTATCTTCATTCGCCACCTTGCATTTTCTCCTGTAGCTTAACTTTATCTCCGATTGGTAAATTTATAAAGTTAGTTCGTAATTCAAAAAACTTATCCGCCCAATTCGACAGACGATCAGTTAAAAATGTTATATGTAAATCTTTTTCTTTTAACGATTGGTCTTTTTGTGAAACTTTCGATTGAAGCTTAGTAACTTCTCTATCTAATCTTTTATTTTCTTTTCTTAATTTTTCTAATTCGTTTTCTATTTTAGTAGCCATTATTTTTTCTTGCCTTTCTTTTTCGTTTTCTTCTTCGTTCCGTCTGCTTTTCTATTTTTACTTTTCTTGCCTTTTAAAATATCAGCATCAACTTTAGCGGCCTTTCCACCTGTTAACGCTGAATTAACTCTCGCCATCGCCCATGCTTGTGGTGAAGCACCCGTGCGATGACCGGAAGTTCGATGTGCAGCTAGTCCTCGATTATATATTTTTCTTAGCGTAGATACAGACTTCCCTGTCTTTTTTGCTTTATTCCGAAGTGCTTTAGTTACATTAGACATTAACCGTACATCCTTTTAAATTTTGCTGTGTGTTTACTTTTCTTAGCACCGCCTTTATATCTTCCTTTAGAATCGAGATCGCCAGGGAGTGCTCCTTCACCTTTATAATTTTTATTACGTTTCTTAATAGCTGCAGCTCTTTTAGAACGAAGCTTACCAGAAGTTCCACTAAGATACTTTTTTGGAACACCCTTTTCTTTTGGTGCTCTTTTTAGTTTTTTTCTTTTTGCCATTTTTTATTTGTTTTGGAAAAGAAGATCTCCTTAACATCTCCACCTTCTTCTCGCTTGACGTAATCTAGAGTTTGGATCTTTAGCGGCCTTTGGAAATTTTTTCATCTGTCCCGCTGATCGAGCACAGTATGATTTTCTTCTAGCGGCACGTTTACCCGTAGGTTTCTTTTCCGTAACCGCTGTTGATAATTTTGAACCTGGATTTTCTCTACGATACCGAGCTACCCCTGCTTTCGTCATACCCGCACCACTTTTCGTAGAGCGAAAATATTTCTTTGTCTTAGGAGGTTGCTTGTCTCGTTTTCTAGGCATTAATCGTCATCTTCTTCTGATTCAAGTTGCTCTAGTTCAGGTTTAATAATATCGATAGTATCTTGATCATCAGCTTCTTGAGCATCTTTTAACAGATCTCTTAACTGTTCATATCTACTTCCGCCCATAATTTACTCCTTATTGTTTTTTAAAAATTCTTTAATCGCTGCTGCAGCATCTTTTCCCATACCATCAGGATTTACTTTTGTTGTTTTTTGACTATTGTCCACAGATGCTTTTAAAAGATTAATGTCTTGATCTGAAACAGGATATACATTTTTCGTATTAGACATTATTTTATTTGATACATCTTTTGCTTTTCTTCTACCACCCATTATTTTTTCTTCCCCTTTTTCTTTTTCTTCTTCGACATTGCTTTCATAATCGCCATGCCTCGTTTCTTTTCATAAGACGAAAGTTTGCCGTCTTTATTCAAGTCCATTTTCTTTTTCATGTTCTACCCCTTTATTTTAATGACCATCATGCCACTCATTTTCACGGGTGTTTCTTGCATGCTATCGCTAGTAATTTCTTTTCCTGGATTATTCATCGCCTCTACGAGCATCTCATCATCTCTAAGACACGCTGGATATTTGTCATAGAAACGATCATCTTCCTCGACTAAAGCTTTCGCATAATTAGGACTAGATTTCGCCGGCATGGGCTTGGTCGCTTTGTACATACTTGCCATTCAAATACTATAACGATATTTAATTAACTGTAAAAGGACTTTTTCTGTATTACTCGATAAGGTTTATCGTCCCATTCTTCATCTTCGGGATCGTTCGGGTGAGAAACTAAATAATTATCTCGTATGAGTTGCCACGCTTGAGTAGTCGTATCGACTAAATCGTCGTGCTTTCCATACGGAAAGGAAGCACATTCTTGAATAATATCATCGACCCACGCTTCATTCGGAACCCAAATCAGTCCCGTTTCTAACATGGAAGCTACGACATGTGCTCTTGAAACTTTATCTCGATCGGGTGTAAATTCTTTCACAGGAATCCCTGCTCTTCGTAGATCTTGAAGTAAGCTTTGTCCTGATGCTCGTTTCTCGACTAAGACGACATCGGGCTTCCAATCGAAAAAAGATTGTTGAGCCTCTTTTCGTAGTTCAGGATACTCGACACGATTACGCCACGCTTCTAATAAAATGATACAAGCTTGATCTCTTCCTTCTTCGTCTATATGTGTAAACACACCCCACGTTGTTCTTGCGGAGTAGTCCGCAGATTCTTTCGCTGAAAAAGCAGTGTCCCACGACTGAATGATCGTATGACAACCGGGGAATCTTTTCTTATCCCATATTCTCCACCAATCTCTTTTTAAGATTTGCCCTTGCTCCGCACTTGGCTTCTGCTGGTAGAGAGATTGCCAGACTCTTTCTCCGACTGTCGCTTGAATCTTTTTTAATTTTTCGAGAGGATAGGCTTCGGGCCAGAGAGCATCCCCGTTATCGTTAATTGCAGGGAGATCTAAAACTTTCCACTGCCCTGGTTCATTTTCTAAAACGAAACCGGCGAGATCTTCTTCGTGCCATCGTGTTTGAATGATGATTACTTTTCCGCCCGGCATTAATCGTGTGAAAGCAACCGACTTATACCACTCAATTAAATTCCTTCTTTGAACTTGAGATTCCGCATCTTCACGCCCTTTAATCGGATCATCAATAATGAGTAAGTGAGCACCACGACCTGTAATCGCACCGCCCGCACCAACCGCTGAATACGTCCCACCTTGAACGGTGTGAAAACGTTTCGCTGAAGTAGAATCATCTCGAAGTGTCGTGTTCGGAAAAACTTTAGTGAACTCTTCCGATTTCACGTGGTTACGCACCTTGCGTCCAAAATCATCAGCTAGTTCTTGAGCATACGTAGATTGAATAACGAAATTTTTAGGATTCCTTCCAAGAAACCAAGCAGGGAACATTTCAGAACATAGCATAGACTTTCCGTGTCTTGGTGGCATAAAGATCGCTAGACGATCAAATTCATCTCGCTCTAACGCTTCTAAATTTTTAGCGATTAATTGTATATGAGCAGGAGTCGAGTACCCGTTATACATGTGTTGAGCGAACTTTAATATCGAAGTTTGTGCTCCAGATACTTCCTGTTTTTCTTTTTGATTCTTGATGACCAGGAACGCTTTTTCTCGAATCTCTTGAGGAGCGTTTTTATCTAAGATTATCTGTTCAGCTTTTTGTAGTATCTCTAAGTTCATAAAAGAAACTTTCATCATCGCCTGCGACCCATTTAGAATGATGCTCGACACTATATTCAATAGTCGAAACTTTATAGTCAGGGAACATCATTTCTTTGGGAGACAAACTTTTATCGTAAAATATAACTCGGTTATTCGGTTGCGCCGCATAGTGGCCGTTATCTAGTTCGAGAATATTAAACGACTTATGTTGGCTCGGGACTTCAGAATATCCGACATCAGGAATATTGGGATCAGGGTGAGCAGAATCTATCGTAAACAAATAAGTTCCGTAGTGCCAATTTTTACTTGGGGATAGATACTTGCAACGCCCTGTCCCGGGATTACATTTCTGGATTACAGCTACATGATAACTAAAACAATCCCATAACTGTAACTCTTCTAGTGGTAAGCTATCGTCTTTATCTACTGGCTTTGAACAGAAAGCAGATATAGGCAACTTATCATAAAGAGCGCCAGAATTATATAAGTACGTTTCGAAATACAAAGCTCTGCCGGTAATCGACTTAGCAGTGACCCAAACACCTTTTTCAAATTCTCCATGACCTTTTTCATGGTCGTAAAGATACTCTTTTTTGACATAAACTTCAATAGGGGGAATATTAACAGTGAGAAAAGCCATTTATTTATTTATATACGAAATTTATACACATAAAAGCCATTTGTTGACTGTTTACTCTAGACTACAGCATCAGGGAAAAAGATTTTTGAAACTTATACGAAATTTTTTCCGTTAAACTTAATACGATATTTTTTAGGAATTATTTTAGAAAGTAGAAATAAAAAAAGAGAGGAATTAAATTCCTCTCTTTAAAATATTTATTAGAAAAATAAATTATAATTTATTTAATTCTTCTTTAAAGAATTTCATATTAGAAAGTATTTCTTCCTTATTAGGAAAATTTTTATTTTCTTTTATGAATTCTTCATTAAGAGAAATTACTTTTAGATAATCTACTTTTCTTTCCTTTTTTAATTCTTTCGAATTTAAAGTATAAGGAATTTTAAGAATAGAAGTATTATATTTAAAATCTTCACTATTCATTCCGTTATTAACG